GCAAACATTTTAATATTCTAAATACGGAGCTTGCGCCTGATAATATAGTTTGAGATTTTTTCTGAACATTAGAATCATTAAGTGCCCTATTTGCATCATAAGATAAAGCTAATTTACGCTGATCGTCTGTAATAACGTCATTTAAAATATTATTATCTACTCCAGTTTTTGAGTATTCTGCATCTGTATCAAACTTGGCATTTAAATGCATTGGATCTTTATATAAAGTAGCTATTGATCTACCTTTTGCGAAAGGTCCGCGTAATAAAGCGCCATAATTTTTATCTAAATAGGTTTTATTAAATAGGCTTAAAGGTTTTTGCAACTCATCTCCATTGCGAATCTCCATTGAAGCGTTGCCAACATTATATTTAGAAGCTGAATCTATTAATTTTATAGATTTAATATTCTTAATAATTGCGTCAATTGAATTTTTAAAAGGTCTATCATTCTCTTTGTAAGCAAAAACGTACATTGAACCGCACAAGCGGTAATTTGTATTATCTATACCTTCGTTTAAATTAGAAGTCGTATCGAAATAAGTTAAATTAATTTTAGGAGGCGGAGCAAGAAATCTTCTGTTTTGCAACTCTGTACTCTCAAGTGGTAAATATGTTTGATTAAGTAAATCACTATCAAGATATGTGTACATATCAGTTGAATAATTTGAGATACTATCACCAGTAACGGTCAATTTCAAACAAAAAAACGGATAATCCTCATCAAATTCTTGAGGGAAATTCGGCAGCAAATAAGATTGAATTTCTTTAGGAGATTTGTAATTAAATTTAGCATCAATAGATCGTAATTGTCTATAAATATCTGTATCTGGCGAGTAAGAAGCCTGATCTAAAGCTGTATTAATTTCTTGAACTGACGAGTATATGCTATTCGCTATGTCTCTTCTAGAATTCAAAACAGAGTATCCCACTCCGCTCAAATATCCAGTTAGAGAAGGGGCTGTAGATTTTAAAGTTTTATCTAAAAAATTATTATTAAGGTCGTAATATTTACCAGAAAATCCGCCAACTACTCCTGAAAAACCAGTTCCAATAAAAGATAAATCAAAAGACTGAAGAGTATTATCTCCAGAAATAGTAGCAGATTGCTTAACGGGCACATCTTCTAAATAAATTGCTTCGAAAATACCTGCATCATTAACATATTCGCCGCGTTGGTTTACTAAACCATCAATGCTTCCGTCAGAGATTAAATCTACGTTCTCAACATATTCGTAAGAAGAAATAGCTTGCAAATCCCCCATTACTGGCGGTTTCAGAGTTGGCGGTGGAGGTGGCTTTGGCATCTTGGGGCCACCAGCGCCTTTAATAAAACTAAAATTTTTCTTATTAAAATGATTCATATTATGTTGATGGGCTTGTAGCTTCGGAGTCTGAACTGTCAATAGTGGCTATTTGATTATGACCTTTCTTAGTGGAGCTATTAATAAATTCATCCGTTAATGATAAAGATAATGGGAAAGTTTTTAAAGAAGATTGAATAACAAAAGAACCAAGTTTTAATCTTCCGTAAACAAGAGGAACTGGATTACCTTGTTCCACAATATTCTCTCTATTAGAGAAGGCTAAAGATTTACTTAAAGCGGATGTAGCCCCTTCAGCGCCAGGAACTCGCGGATATTCTACCTTTCCAGCTTGAATATAAGAATATACTGCCGAAGCTATAGCAATAATAAGAGCTATAATCATCCACCATGTAATCCATGCTCCAGCATAAATAGGACCGCTACCTAAAATTATTGGAACAAAATCTAATCTCTTGATTTTTTCTTTATCGTACTCAGCATTTTTAATCCATTTACCATTTACTACATAAGTGTAATGAATATTTTTTTTGAATAGTTCTTTTAAATCTGCTAAAAATTCATCATTGTTAGCTTCCATTGCTCCTATCAAATCCCTTGGTTTCGAAAGAGCAATGCGATGCTTCGAACCATATTTTTTTGCTAAGATGCCATGTAAATAAATTTCCGTCATAAATAACCTTTTGCCTTTATTATATTTACATTCGCTTCATGATTTTTTAATTCAAAATAATTTATTTTATGCCGATGGGCTTGTAGCTTCAGAATCGGAACTATCAATAGTAGCGATTTGATTACTGCCCCTTTTAGAAGAATTATTAATGAATTCATCTGTTAACGACAAGCTTAATGGGAAAGATTTGAGAGAAGATTGAATTACAAAAGAACCTATTCTTAATCTACCATAAACAAGCGGAACGGGATTGCCTTGTTCTAAAACGTTTTCTCTGTTAGAGAACGCTAAAGATTTACTAAAAGCGGCAGAAACACCTTCTGCTCCAGGAACTTTTGGATACTCTACTTTTCCAGCTTGAATAAATGAATATATAGAAGAGGCTATAGAAATAACAAGGCTTATTATGCTGAATACTGTTGCTGGACCACTTCCCCAAATCATAGGAACAAAATCTAATCTATTAATTTTCCCAAAGTGAGACTCTCCATTTTTAGCCCACTCCCCATTCACTACATAAGTATAGTGAATATTTTTTTTAAATAGTTCTTTTAAATCAGTCAAAAATTCATCATGATTAGCTTCCATAATACCCAGCAAATCCTTTGGTTTCGAAAGAGCCATAAGACGCTTCGAACCATATTTTTTTGCTAGAACACCGTGAAAATAAACCTCCGTCATAAATAACCTTTTACCTTGTTTAATATATTTACATCTATTTCGTGATTTTGCGGCTCGTAAATAGCGAATTTATTATCAACCACAGAGTAAACGAGAGATAACAAACAACAAGCTTCTGCATTAGCTTTATCCATTTCTGAAAAATCAGCGCTTGTATTGGGGTGAGAATGAAAAATAAATAACAACTCATTTTCGCTTTTGAATTTTAAAAAATCCAAAGGATCAACACAAAAAAAAGAATTAGGCTCTGGAGAGCGATTCGCTAAAATTTGAACAATAAAATTCTCATCTTTTAATCCTACGAAAGCGCAACATTCAATATTAAAATAACGATCACTATGATCTTTTAAAAATTTAAGAATGTCTTGAAAATTATTTTCTACCTTTGTATGAAGCTCCATATTGATATTTGTCTGTTGCTGGAAAGCCGCCAAATGGTAAATAAGACACAGAAATGTCGGCATTAAGAGTTGCTGGTACTAAATTGTATACTGTTTGGTTTTGTCCCGAAACTCCATTCAAGTATCCAGTATAATTAATTCCTGTATTAGAGAACCTTTTTCTGCAAGAAGATATAATTTTAGAACAACCATCTTTCTCCCAAGGAGAAACATCTAAACTAGGATGATTATTTTCCGAAGCTGTATGCTCAGTCTTGCAAACATACCAAGTGCGGAAAGGGTCTTTATCTGTAGTTGCGTAAATTATTTCGCCGCTATTATAAGACCTGCCATAACTCCATTCGTTTTCAGTTGTTTGGAAGTTAAAAGCTCCTGTTGGAATTACAGTAAAATTTTGATCGTTTTCTTGACAAACAGGTTGACCAAAATAATTGCAACCAACACCTCTATATTGCCAATAACAGTAACGAGACAATACTAAACGCCCAGGAATCGTAAAGTTCTCCAAATCAAATGGAGCAGTCAATTCAAACTCAACAAGCATTTTATTTTCTGCAAGTTTTTGAGAAATAATATAAGTGTCTTTATTAATTTCTGCGGTTGGGTCAGCAACGCCAAATGGATTAACGCCGCCTTCAAAATTAACATCGTCAATATACTTTAAAAAGATTTTAATTCGTTCTATTTTTGCTTGTTTAAAATCATTTTTGCGTCTTAAAACTTGACTAATCGTTAAGTTAGCATTACTAATTCGAATACGAGGTCTGTTAATTCTATTAAAAGCGTTAGTCTCAAAATCTTCAACTTCTACCGCAATTGGCAAATAAGAAATTCCATTTAAGATTACATTGTTTTCAATTCCGTGAGAGCAAGGATGAAAAGGGAAAAAAGAATCAGGCTCATTAATCGTATCATAATAGAGCTTGTAAAACTCCAAAACCGCAGTTGGTTCTAAATCCACTAAATCGTTGGAGATTTTATTGTTAATCGGCATGACTATAAATAATAAAGGCGTTGAGTATAATTTACACGAATTTCTTGAAGAAAAGGAAGTTAAAGAAGAATTGTACCTTTTACACAAGGTTTTTTTTGCTAAATCCAAACCTTTATCGTTTAAAACTAAGACTTTATCTAATCTTCATAGGGAAATTGACAGACATTTCGATTATTTAATTGAAAATACAAAAATAATTTATGCTCGTAAAGAAAATAAAATAATAGGTTTTGTAGCTTTTGACTTGGAGAAAAAAACACAACTTTACTCAATTCAAACAGCACACTTGGCTAAGTTAAATTCTTGTGAATTTGTTTTCGCCGCCACAGATTACAACAATCTTTTCTTATTAAAAAGAGCAGTTAACGATATTTTTCAGTTTTTAAAAGAAAAATACAAAGTTAAATTTATTATAGGAAACGTCAATCGCGAACAAAAAAAAGACGAATTCATCAAAACCACAGTTAGAGTTTTTAATTTTCAAATTTTTGATAATAATCTAGTACTTCATGAAATACCGTAATAAATTTGATTTCTCAGGTCAATGTTCTGACGATGGGCATAATGCGGAGGATCTTTTTATTTCTATCGCTGAAAAACAAGGTTGGAAAGCTGTTAAGGCAAATCGTAAACAGCAATTAGCGCACATAGACGTTTTTTTAACCAAAGAAAATTATGAAACAAAATCTTTAGATATTAAAGCTCAGAAGAAAATAAAAAGAACCGATACCGAAGTTAACGATGATTTGATTTGGGTAGAGTTTTTAAATGTAGCTGGAAAGGGTGGCTGGCTAGTTGGAGCGGCTCAATACATCGCTTTCGAGCGTGAGAATGATTTTATTATAGTTAATAGAGCGGCTTTATGGGAGTTATGCATGGATAAAGTAGATCAAAACTCTAGAGTCACAAAATCAAAAGACGCTCTTTACAAGATATACCAAAGAAAAGATCGCAAAGATGAAATTTCAATCATTAAATTTTCAGATATTTTTGAGAATTTAAAATACAAAGTTTGGCCTAAATGTTAGAAATCTCTCAATGCGAGCATAAATGGATTTGGAGTATGATTTTTGTTCGTATTCCTAAAAACGCCAGTACTTCTATTTATAATCATTTAGGAGACTTCAACCTTATCCATAAACATAAAAAAGAATTTGATCGTTTTTTAAACGACAAGACTTATCGTAAATGGTTCTCTCCTACCCATGTTAAACCAAACGAAATTAGTTTAGTAATGGGCAACATGGTTCACAACTACATGTCTTTCGCCATTGTCAGAAACCCTTGGGACAGAGCGATTTCTATGTATGAATTCGCGCTTAAAAACGATTTAGGAAAGCTGTACGGAATCAATTCAAAAATGACTTTCGCAGAATTCTGTGAATTAATGATGCTTAAATATGAGCAACAAGATAAAAACTTTATTGCTATTCACGATCAAAGCTCATGGTTAGAGGGAATGTTCACTCCGAATTTTGTTTTGCGCTTTGAAAATTTAAAAGAGGATTTTGAAAAAATGCTAAACGAGTGTGGCATCAAACACATCTCTTCAAAATTACCGCATGAAAATTCCTCTAAACGAGGTCACTATCATGATTATTTTGATTTTAAATCCAAGAGAACAATCGAAAAGATTTTTGAAAGAGATATTGACACTTTCAAGTATAAATATTAATATAAGTATAACATGATAGGAAATATTAAAGTTGTTGGAGCAAATGAAATTCACGAAGAGTGGATGGATAAAACATTTGAGAACTGTGAATTGATCTCAGTTGACACGCACATGCACGTTTTAAAGATCCCAGAAAAAGAAGATTTGCTTTTCGAAATTACTAAAACAAGAATTTTCGAAAAAACACTTGTGTTAGAAGGATACTGTGTTATTGATAATAGTCTCGGCAAAATCGCCATTGAACTATCACCACATGAAAATCCTATTAATTGATTCACACAAAGGTTCTTTGAAAGAACCACAAAATTTGCACTGGCTAAATGCAAAACAAATTAAAGACCATTTAATCACTTTGGGCCACCAAGTCGATTTGATTTGGAGCTATCCATCAGTCAATGATGTTATCGAGCCAAACTATGACAAAATCATTTTCAATCATGCTAGCCACTATTCGTATGTGGATTACAAATGGCTAGAACAGAGTCCAAACGCCGAACTCTTTCATATCACTAACGAGTATAATCTTGGTGAGCCGCGCATCCTATGGATGGCTGCGAAAGCTGGTCGCCGCTACCAAGTCATCGCTAATCACAGCGCAGACATCTCTAAAATTGTTGAGAAGTATGTAGATAAGTGGAACTTCGTTAACTTAAATAGTTTAGTGTTCGACCCTATCTTGACAACAAAAGAAAAGAAAGGTTGCGTGTATTACGGATCTTTCCGCAAAGATCGCGCTTCTTCTTTCCAGAATTATTTAAAAGGCTATGTTACAGTATCTACTCACAAAAAGAATAGGGAAAAGTTTGCGAACATTAATGTTCATGGCCCTTTTATTGATCGAATCAATTGGTCAAAAGATGGATTACTTGATTTCAAAACATCTTTGTATATCGAAGATGAAATCAACCATGACAACTACAATTGCTTGGCTAACAGATTTTACGAGTCTCTTAATTATAACGTACTTCCTCTTTTTGATGGTCACTGTAAAAATACCGTCGAGTTGTCTGGTTATAATGTTCCTGATCATTTCTTTGTTAATTCCGAAGAGGAATTGATTCAAAAAACTGAAAATACTCCTTTTTATCAGGACTATCTTCAGCAGTGGAAAGATAAAGCGATTATTGAGAAAAACAATGTCTTGACAAATATCGCAGCGATGTTAAAGTAAAAGTAAGTAAATCCTAAATAAATAACAAAATACATACATGAGCAAGCAGCTTGCCAATGCAATTGAAGAAGCAACCCCAGAGCAAATTGATTTGTGCTGGGCAGTCCTTAAATACAAGGAAATTGGAGTCTTTCGTAAAGTAAAATCACTGTGTTCCGCTTTCGGACTTGACTTTGATGAAGTTATCAACGAACTTCCTCAAGTTGATGGTCGAGTAGTTGACCGCGAAACCCGTCATTTAATTCACGAAACTCTGATCAAAGTCTCTCAAAATACACATTAAAAACTCGTTAAATATGAAAACAAAAGGTAAATCTGGTGTTAGTTGGTATAGCGTTTACAATCACAAGGGTGATCATCAAGCTTCTTATGATATGTGTTTTCAAGATGCCTATTCATGGGCACTTGATTGTGCAAAACATATTGGAGGATATATCTGCGAAGCAGGTGTGGACAAAGAGGAAAAGATTATTTTTGAATCTAATAAGAAGTAAAAATGCCTCTATTAGCAACAGTAAAATTGCTGCTTGAGCTTGGGGTTCAATTTCTCAAGCTCAAGAATAAATCTTATTTTTACGATATTTTAGAAAAGCACTCTTCTAGAGTTAACAAGCTCAATGAAAAAAGAGAAGAGCTACGTTCAATCGCTAAATCCGATGAACAAGCTCAAGCAAAGAGGCTAATGGACGAAATTATCGAAGAAAAGGAAAAATTAAATCTGTTCCTCAAGCAAAACGACTTATGAAAAAACTCTTACTTTTAACAATGTTCGCGGCTTCTTGCTGCAACACTAATAAAATTGATTCAAAATCAGTCTCTCAACGAAGACTGGAACAGCCAGAGGCTTTGTTCTTGCCAGCAAATACATCAATTAAAACAACAAATGGAGAATATATTTCTGGCAATGTTGTGGAGATTTGGCATTCAGAAAAAACAGTAGAACAACTAGAGCAAAAAATTGCCCGATTTATCCCTCAACCATAAAAATCAATGAAAGCAGAATTACTTAGCCATTTCGGTAGCGATCTTATGATTGCAAATATCGCCAGAGTCTCATATGACAAGGAAACTGAAAATTTTGAAGAAAAAGACGCAAAACTTCTCAAATTTCTAGCTAAACATGGTCATACATCGCCATTTCGACACCCACAGCTTCAATTCCGAATTGAATGTCCAATCTTTGTAGAAAGGCAGCTTTTCACACATCAGATTGGATGGGCAAGAAATAGTATTTCTGGAAGATATGTAGATTTTTCTGATTCATATTGGTTGCCAGATCAACTAAGGCTACAATCAAAAGACTCAAAACAAGGAAGTGCGGAAGATATTTCTAAAGACGCGAATGATTATTACTTATCTAAAATGAAGTCTGTAGTTGACCTCGCTAAGGAGGTTTATGACGAGATGTGCAATGCTGGTATTGCGAAGGAACAGTGTCGAATTATTTTGCCGCTTGCCTTGGAAACAAAGTTTATTTGGACTGGTAGTTTACAAGCGTTTATTCATCTCTGTAATCTTCGCCTCAAAAAAGATACTCAAAAAGAGACTCGCGACTTAGTAGGAAAAATGCTTGATCTTGTAAAGAACATTGAAGGCAATCCCTTCAAACACACTATCGAAGCATTCGGACATTAATTATGAAAACTTTTTTATCAAAATTAATTGAAAATCTGGAGAGCGAAGCTTTCTTCTTCGATGAAGACTCTCATCAATCTTATCTAGCATTACACGCTCTTATTAGAGCTTTGAAAGCTACCATTGAAGAGCAACATCAACCTTTAGAAATAGAAGAAGACAATATCCCATTTTAATATGATCGAACAGCCATCCGAAACTACTCTTAAAAACTGGCAAAACGCTGAACATTGGGGCGAATTTTATAATCATTATTATCATTATTTTCGCTCCTTGACTCACTCGTATAACCTTAATCATCAAGATTCAGAAGATGTAGTTCAAGAGATTTTTGTGGCAATAGCTAATCAATTTAAAAACGATAAGTTTGATTCTTCTAAAGGATGTCTCCATGCTTGGGTTCAAAAGTTTGCTAAATGGAGGATTATTGACATCATCCGCAGAAATAAAACTCAAAGCAAATACTTCGTCTCTGGCGACGACGAACTAATGGAGAGCCAAGGCAGTGAAAATTCCACCGTCGAAGATAAGTCCGACTATAGGTATAAGCGAAAACTAATTAAAATTGCTTTAAATAATTTAAAAACAACCAGATCAGGTAAAGAGTATTATATTTTTTGCGATATTTTCTTGAAAGAAATGAGCAAGGAAGAGATCGTCGAAAAATACAAAGTAACAGTGGGCGCTGTTTATGTTGCGAAACACAAGATGGCCAAAAAACTCCAATCAGAAATCAAAAGAATATCCAAAGACCATGTTTAACTTTTTAAAACAAATCAAAGATTCCATTATGAACTTTATCTTCGAAAAACTTTTGAGAGTTATTGAGGCTTTAGGTCGTTATATTTAATTATGTTTATAAAAGAATTCAAAAAAGGGGTTTCAACTGAGAAGCTGGAACTACATGAGGTAAACAATGAATTACTTGTATACAAATACTTAAAAACTGATAATAAATTTAAAAAAGAAGTAGGTGCTTATGCTATCTTGTTTGGTTGTGATTTTACTGCTCCAGTTGTTGATACTGTCCCAGAACAAAAGTTAATAATTACTAAGTATATTGGCGAATCATTAAATCTTAAATATTTGCCAAAAGATCGGTACAAGTTTAAAGATGAAATCAAAAGAATGAATGACGCTTTGATAAAAGATTATGGGATCTACCATAACGACATTCGTTGGAAAAATGTCGTAGAATCTGAAAGCGGTAAATTATTTTTAATTGATTTTGAAAGTTGGACGAGTCTTGAAAAAGGACCGCGAGAACGTGATCCTGAAAAAATTCTAAGATCGTAATTGACATTAAGCATAGAGGGGCTAGATTTCACCATGAATCTAGCCCTTTGCTGTATCTCCAAGACACTATCTGACAACGGTCACAACTTCCGTTCGATGACATATACCCAATTCGCCAAACTGCCTTTTGACCAAGCTATCAATGAGCTTTCTCAGCGCATCTTGCACAACTTCAAGATGACTCATCAAACAATTAAGTTTTGCCAAAACAACAATATCCAAGGCTACAGAGTATCATCCTCTCTTGCTCCAATCTTAACGCATAAAGATGTTAAGCTATTAATCTCTGACTTGCCAAACTTTTCCAGCATTAAAGAAACGTGCGATGCTATCAAAAAGACTCTGGTAGAAAAGCCTATTCGTTTATCCTCCCATCCTAGCGAATACATTACTCTGTCATCCGACAAGAAAGAATGCATCGACAACAGCATTGCAGACCTCAAACAGCACGCTGAAATCTTTGACCTCTTAGACTTGCCAGAAGATTATCGTTCTCCACTCAACATCCATGTCCGTCAGGAAGGAAGTGCTCAAGCAATCGCTGACAAAGTATTGTCAGTATATGACCAACTGCCAGATAATATCCGCAAGCGTTTAGTGCTTGAGAACAATGATAATGCCAAAGGTATCTGGGGCATTAAAAACTTGATCAAACACTTTCATAACACTCGCAGCATTCCAATCACCTACGACAGCTTGCATCATAGCATCCTTACTGATTCTCTGACTCCCAGAGAGGCTTTTGACGCTGCTTATGACACTTGGCCTACCACTCCATTGTTTCACTACAGCGAAGGTATTGACGGCACTCGCAAACACGCTGACATGCCAACCTCTACTCCAGTAGATCATGGCAGAGAAGTTTATTGGGACGTAGAGTTAAAAAACAAGTGTCAGGCTATTTTCAAGATCAGAAATTTGACAAAAGAAAAATCAATCGTATAATCAGTATGGAAAAATCTGACAACCAAAAAACCCCGTTCATTTACAAGACTCCATATAGCTTATCTTTCGATGAGTGGGATTCATGGAAAAAAGAAACAAAAGAAAAATACCCTTTTCAATATTGGCTGCGAGAAGATGTTTATTATTGGTTTTATAGACTCAAATGGAAGTGGGACGATTTCTTTTACAAAGTAAAATGTTTCTTCAAGCCCAAGCATCAAGAAATTCGCAAAGCTATCCCTAAAACATGGGCTGATATTAGCAGTCTTATTGTGGATGTTAATTTCGCAATGATTGTTAGCTTCAAGAAAGAAGCTGATAAATCTTACGTTGATTGGGATGGAACAGAAAAACATCGCGAATTTAAGAATTGGCTTGACTCTTCCTATCATTGGATTACTGTTGGCAGACCAAATTGCGAAGCTCAAGCAGACGCTCTTTATCCTCCCCATCCTCTTCCAAATCATTTGAAAGGTAAATCTTATAACGAACTCTACGGAGAGATGAACAAAATGAATCTTCTTATCGCAGAAACAGACTCTAACATTTTAAAACAAATGATTGATTACCGCGAGTATTTTTGGACCTAAAATTATGAAACCCAACTATTATCTAATCATCTCTGATTGCGTAGAGAAAGGAACCGCTTTAGGTTACAATCGCGCATTTAAACACGACCCCAATCCAGACGAGTTCTTTATCAAAGAACAAATCAATGATGCAATTATGCAGCTAATAAACGAATACTTTGTTTTCGACCCTTTACTATGAAAGAAAAAAATAAAATTATATTAGTTGGAGACATCCACGGAGAGTTTGGTTCTTTCAGAAACAAAATCAAAAACAACATCTCTGATGCCCACATTATTCAAGTTGGAGATTTTGGACTAGGATTTCATAAACCTAATTTTTATAGAGACAAATTCACTTGGCTAAACGAAGTATTAGTCAATAATAACTGTCATCTCTACGTGATTCGCGGCAATCATGACGATCCGTCATATTTCGCAGAAACTAATAGTCCAGAAAGCAATATCACTCTGCTTAAAGATTATTCTGAATTAGAATTATTGAATAAAAAAATTCTACTTGTTGGTGGAGCAGTTAGCGTTGATCGTCGATTTCGTCATGAAGGTAAATCATGGTGGAGTGATGAAGTCTTTAACCTCAAGCTAGAAGATCAATTCCCTTATAAGGATAGTCAATACGACTTGGTTGTAACGCACACACGCCCTGGTGTATGTGGAGCATTCAAAGGATTCGATAACATCAAGTATTGGTGTAATCAAGACCCTGATTTAATGAATGACCTAATTGAAGAAAGTGAACAAGTAAACTATTTATACGAGAAAACTAAACCTAAAAATTGGATTTACGGTCACTTTCACCAGAGCGATATAACCAATTATGAAGGTACAGAATTTAGGTGTTTAAATATTGACGAGTCTTATATGCCGTTTTATGTGTAAAGATAAACATGAACGCTATCACTTGGATTCTCATTCACAAAATCGACATTCTTAATATTGTTACCTCTATTGTAGCAACATGCTCCGCAATCGCCGCTCTGACTCCTACGCCAAAGGATGACGGCTTTCTCAAGAAAGCTTACATGGTAATTGATTGGCTTGCCTTAAACGTTGGCAAAGCAAAAGACAAATAACCCACATGCCCACTAAACCCCTCTCCGTTTGGAGAGGGGTTTTTTATTGTCTTGAATCAAGAATAATTTTAAATATTTTTCTGGCAAGAATTCATATTGCTTCTGGATTTTAGAGGGAAAATGTTTTAAAAAATACTGTTGTTTTACACAGTAACCAATCCATTTTCTACTTTTAGCCATCCATAAGTAAGAAAACATATAAGCATTAGCGGATTTAGAATAGGTTTCGCAGTCTATAATATGTGACCAACGTTTTTTAATTTTTCGCAGCGTTCTTCTTTCACAATCAGCCTCAAGAATAATAATATTTTTCGCTTCTCTCAAGGGGTAACTGATTTCAGAATCTTTAGATAACCAAGAAAAGAAACGCTGAAAACTATTATAAATTTTGCGATTATACCAAACAGAAGTTTCATCTAACCATTGATCCAAGTGAGACTCCTCATGAAGAAGAGTTGCTAGGGTCCATTTTAAAGGCGCATTAATAGCTATTGCCAACTCTTTATTGTAATCATCGAACCATCCGCCAGATCTAGAGCCGTCACCGTTTAAACCTTTTCCGCCGCTTAATCTAAGCTGGACTTCATGCTTTTTACATTTAGCATCAACTTCGTAAAAGTAGTTTTTGATTTCGACAGGCATTTTCTTGAATATTTGTTTAGCCTTAGAATCAAACTTCATACTAGAAATTACACGATTCAGACGTATATAAAGGTATGAATTTTAATTCTTTTGATGACAGTTGGAAATTTTGGATTTGGGATAACGTTAGAAGAGGTTCTCCCAAGAAAGAACTCGCAGGAATCCTACTTGAAAAGGGATTTAAAAAAGAATTAATTATCAACGAATTTGGAATACCAAGCATCTTTGACGTTCAAAACACTGCTCCAGAATTAGATATAGAAAAGATTCTTAATAATTCTAAGTTTCCATCTAAAAGACTTTCGGATAAACTAAATATTTTTGAAATTAAAAACATCTTTAATGAAGAAGAATGCGCCAAAATCATTGAAGTGATTCGCGAAAACTGCACAAAATCTTCTGTTATTGATTATCAAACTGGCGGCAATACCCTTTCTGACTTTCGCACTAGCTCAACAGCCAACTTGTATCGCAACAAATACGAGGTCATTAACCTAGTAGAAGATAGAATCTTTAGTTTAATTAATATTCCTGAAAAATTCACTGAACAAATCCAAGGTCAATACTACAAAGTGGGCGAACAGTTCAAGCCTCATTTTGATACTTTGTTTCCAAACTCTGAGTTTCAAAAGAAAGAGATCGACTCCAAAGGAAATCGAACTTGGACAGCAATGATTTACTTGAACGATACTCCCAAAGGCGGACACACTAAATTCACCAAAATAGATTACGAATCAAAACCTGAATTGGGCAAAATGATTTTGTGGCAAGATACAAAAGACGGCCAAAACATTGCAGAATCCATGCATTGGGGGATGCCAGTAGAAGAGGGAGAGAAATTTGTTTTGACTAAATGGTTCCGCGAAAAGATTTACCAACCAGCCCTTGACAAATAAAGAAACAAATATAGATTACAAAATGAAAAAAATAATTGAGTACTCAACATGTATGGACGAGTCTTGGACAGTCGATGGAAAAGACTTGCGAGAAATGGATAAAACCGAAACAGATAATCTTCTTCAGTACTTATTGATTAAAGTTCAAGACCGTATTAATGATGGAGGTTTATTTGTTACTGATTTAATCAAATTATTTCAGTATGACGAAATAGATTTCAACTCAGAGAGTTGTGATCAGTGCGGCCATACATCTTCAACAACAACTTGGGAGGTTTAAATAAAATGGGCATGTTCGATAGTATTGTTATTCCTAAATCTAGACTATTAGGAATCGACGAAAAAATAAATAAGTATTTAAGTCTAATCGAGGATGAAGCAGTCTGCTTCCAAACTAAAGACTTTGATCAAACCTTATCCACTTACTACATTACAGGCGACTATTTAATTCGCGAAAAGAGAGAATACGAATGGGTGGATGATAAAGATCATTTTTTGAAGGGTTATATGAAAACCATCTCTACAGAGATGGTTCCCTATGACATTACAACAACTATCGTGTGTTACGATTACTCTCAAACAAAGACTTTAGATTTTTCTGTTGATTTTAAAATTGTTTTTATTAACGGTAAAGTCAAAGAAATTTCTTTAGAGCGATACGAAGAAAAAGACGCTACTCCTAGAATCGAAAGAGAAAAAGAATGGGCCGAACATCATAAAAAACAAATAGCTTTCAGCAAAACCATTCGCGGAAAATGCCAGAGACAGTTGGGAAAATTTTTATTTAAAATCGGCAAAATCTTCTCTTCAATAGGTTCCAAGATTCAGCATCTATCATTCAAACTTTAACTTGACTCCTTTAGAAACCAAAGTATAGTCTAGATTATGAACGCAATAAACCATATTTACGCAAAACAAGATCAAATCCTATACAAGAAAAAAGGCAACAAATATGTGCAAGCTAACGATGTATCTGTATTAGACGGACTGCGCGAAGGCTGGCACTTGGTTAGAGTAGAGGATGGATGCAAGTCAATCTACCATAATGTTTATCCTGCCAAAGCAGAGCTTCTCGCAGCGGTAAAAAACAAAAGAGATGAATTGGTAAAAATCATTCGTGAAGCTAGTGAAGCTAAACCAGTTAATCAACCGCTCAGTGAGCAAGCTCTCGCAGATTGGAAATGGTTCATGAGCCGCAATGGAAAAGAATTCAACACTCTTAGCTACCCATCTTTCCACGAAAACGCAGAAAAGATCGTTAACGCCCTACTAGAAAAATAATATGGAAACAGGATACTACATCAAAAGAGGAGTATGTTATAAACGCGGTTTAGATCGCGTAAATTACGGTCAGACAGGTCTTGCGACAACAGACGCAAGCACAGGAGAAGATTATTGTTGGTTCATTCCTGACGGTGACAGTAAACCAGCAATTAAACTAAAAGTTTCCCATGTCTTTTTCGATAACGCTGGCTACTCTAACGGAACTGAATCAATCTAATTATGGAAGATTTCGAACTATATTTAACCAATAAATACCCAGACCTTTTCGCTGAAAACGAAGAGGGTGAAAAACATTGCCCTTGTGGTGCATGGGTTCCTACAGGATGGCAAGGTATTGTTGATGAATTGTGTGGAGCTATCGTGCAATACACAAAAAACACTTATCAAAGCGAGCGCCAAATAATTAATAAAAAGTATTACTTCTGGAGCGGTATTGCTAATTTTATTAAATGGGTTCATAGTTTTTTTATCAAAACGTTTCCAACATTCAATAAATGGCAATACAACAAATATCTCTTTTCTTTTGTTGAGAAATTCCAAAGACGCTCCTACAAATGCGTCAGTTACAATAAAGTTTATCCACCAGCAGTGAAGATTGATCAAATCAAGGAAAAGTTTGGAGGTCTTAGATTTTATGTTTCTGGCGGCAATAAACAAGTAGATGGAATGATTGCCTTTGCAGAATACCTTTGCTCCAAAACCTGTGAAGCTAGTGGAGAAAAAGGCGAATTGTGCTCAAATGGCGGTTGGTATAGAACCTTGTCCCCAAGACTTCTTGAAGAAGAGTCTTACAAACAATATAAAACATTAAAATAATATGAGCGAACAAATTCAAAACCAAATTGATTCTGAAAACGACTACTGCGCAAAATGCGATAGCTGCGGAGAGACAGGTTGTTGCCCTCCCATCAACTGCGAAGCAGTGGTTTGTAAGTACGGAGAAATAAATTTAAAAGATTATAATTGCTTCCAAGATCAGTGGGAAGTAATGTTTAATGCTTTGAAAATCATTGCTGAAGAATGTGGCGGCGGTAAAATTGGCGACTACGCCAAAGAAACTCTAAATGAAGTTGACAAATTGTGGGATAAACTCTATAGTAAAGAATAAGCTATGTTAGAATATTCAGAAACAGTCACAATCGAACGCAATTACTACTTTGAAATTGCTGGTGAAAAAGTCCCAAACAAAGAAGATATGTTAGCATTTCTTTTGGATGAAGGCATCTTGTTTTCTGGCCATGATAATGGCAATGGCACGGTAAATCTTTACATCAACGTCAACGATTACTTTGCTCCTGCTGCTGACGCAGAAGGAGTTCCGCACAAAGACATTTCAAAGCTATTTGAAATGTATAGGCAAAGTAAAAGCGACTGTAATGGCGTTTTACAATATGTAGCCGACAAAAGAGGTATTCCTAACAAACATTGGAGAGACAAATAATATGAATAAAAACCTAGAATTCTTCAAACATTTGCGAGAAACCAAATGGCCTAACGTTGGTGATAAAGTAAAATTCAAAGGTGCTGATGGTTGGTTCTATCCTCATCACACCAATGTTATTCAATTTGCTAAAGACAACTTGAAGGTTGGAGAAATCTACACTGTTCGCAAGTGCGAAGTTTATTCTAGCTGGTGCGCTGTATGGTTGGATGAAATCGAAGGCGACAATCTTTTTCACCTCTCAATGTTTGAATGGCCAATAAAGGAGGAAACAAATGAGCAGATATAATGATCCAAATAATGAAGTAATGGATGGCTGGCCAACTATTATAGTGTGGATTTTATTGATCTTGGGTCTAGTTTGTGTTTGGCTTAACCGATAAAACAATGAATAATAGAGAAATAAAATTCCGCACTTGGGATAAACAATTAAAACAATTTGCCGAATGGACAAACCGTGATCCATTTTTTGATACCTCGCATGGTCAAATTTTCTTTTGGGAAAGAGTTCAAAGAGAAGATGGTTCTTATGATGGAGATATTATTCTGCAAGATTATGGTGATCGTTTTGTATTGCAACAATACACTGGATTGAAAGATAAAAATGGAAAAGAAATTTACGAAGGCGATATTTGTAACGCTGGAATGGTGACTGGACCTATTGAATTTATTATTGGGGGGTTTTCTCTAGCATCAAATCCTCTTATAGAGTTTCTACCTAAAGACGCTTGTGTATTTTCACCTGATTATGATCCATCATGGATTGATGTAGAAGTCGTTGGCAATATTTGTGAAGACCCTGATTATTTTAAAAATGAAAAGCTATAAATTTTTAATCTATAACTTTATCAGAGTAGTGACAGCATATTTAATAAAATTTAAAATCATAAAAAAGCAATGAATGGCAAGGGTCCAGAATTAAGAAAAGGCGCAAATCTTGAAGCGTACTGGAGCAATTACGATAATATTTTCCGCCGCGAAAAAGTTATTGAAGATGGTCTTGGCTCAGAATGGGTTTGCTGCAAAAGAGAAGACTGCGGTCTTCACGTTGTTAGGCCAGGAAAAGTTCAATGCTGGTGCGATGAAGAAGAAGGACCATTAAAATGAGCGAAACACTCGATAAATCACAAATCAAAAGAATCTTTGGTAAAGCTCTTGCAGAGGCGCAGCTTGAAACGGCTTATGATAAATTCGTCGTTCTTGGCTTTAACCAAGACGAAGGCCCAGACATGTTTACTAACTGCACAAATGAGCAGGTTCTTTTGTTATTAGAAGCTATTAAAAAAGCATATGGACCCAGCGAGTCTAACGGTGACTTATAAAATCATTTTATTATTGATTGGCTTGGCAGGAATAGCGGCGGGAATGTATTTGATTTTCTCGAAAAAAACTTGACACAAGCTTTATTCAACGCTATCTTGCTTTCCCAAATGATAACACTATATCTCTTGCTATTAACAGCATCACTAATCAAATGAATAAATCCCAAAAATCCGCATTAAAAGAAGCAATGCAATTTATTGACTCTGTAGTTAACGTTGGAACAGGTAACTACGGTGAATTCGGCCAACCAAACCTCGGAGAAATGGCGGTTCTTGGAATCGTAAATTTAGATATTTTAACCGAAGCTTTTCCCGAAGTAGCTAAAGAGCTTTTCGCATCTGAATCACAAAAAGAACATAAGGATCAGATTTTATTCGATTTCATTAATTAATCAGTTGACAAATCAAACATCAAACACTAAAGTAAGTTATGAAACAAAAAAAAGCCATCATCCACGGTGAGTGCGTCATCTTTGAGAGCAAAGTTCCCCAAGATGCCATTCTTGAAGAACAAGACAAATCGTTTGTGATTATCGCAAACTCAGAAGTTACTGGCAATCATCATGTAATTGATCGCCCATCCAACGCAGTTCAATTCTTCACAAAAGATAAGAGGCGTTATATGCGCAATTCTCAGCCAACAAATGTTCGCTGCGTTATTGCAGATCGTCACACATCTATTCCAATTCCAGCAGGTGATTGGGAGTTCGGCATTCAACAAGAATACGATTATATCGCCCAAGTTAAGCGCAACGTCCAAGATTAAAAAACAAAAAAAATGATTACTGAACTAACTCCAGAACAAGAAGCTCAATGCCCAATTTACGCCCAGAAATGGATTGATATTGGCATCAACACTGATCGCGTAAGATATGATCGCGCACTCGAAATCGTTAACGATGTGCAAGAGCATTTGCTCCAAAAACCTCGCACCCCAGTCATCTTAGTTGATGATCCGATTGAGGCTTGGATCGCTTGCCATTTCGCAAACACTGGTGTTCCAGTTAACCAGATCTTAGCTAAGGTTAATGAGTTTTACGCGACTCCCAAGAAGGATCGTATGAAGCTCGAAAGCTTTTCCACACCTTATCTTGTTGGCTCTTTCGACGCAAGCATCTGGAGCTTCTATGATTACTGCCAGCAAGTTCTAGGCGTTGACTACAAAGATAAGACCGAAAACTTCAATATCTGGAAGGCGACTTCTGAGTTGGGCATGATTTTCCCCTTTGATCATGTTTGCATCGTTAGCCAAAAGCCAATGACGATCAAGCTCAATGAGAATCGCGTAGCTCACTGTGATGGTGGACCTGCGATTGAATACGCTGGCCGTGGTAATGGCATCTCCAACATCAAGATCTTCATGCTTAATGGCGTGCGAGTTCCAGAGTGGCTTGCCACTACTCCTTCTGGCAAGCTCACGATGGAAGACTATACCAGACTGACTAATGCCGACGAAAAAATGGAATTCATTCGTAAGTTTGGTGTTGAGCGAATGCTCGACATGGGCAAGAAGCTCGACTCTTACGAGAATTACAACAAAGAGTGGTGGACTCGCTCTCAATACGAGTTGTGGGATATGAACTGCTTGTTTGACGGTGTAGATTACGCGCCACATCTCAAGATGCTAAATCAAACAACTGGCGTATGGCATGTTGAAGCTGTGAGTCCTGAGTGCAAAACACTAGAGGACGCTATTAAAGAGCGTTTTAACGGAATGGATTTAGACATTCAAGCTATTGCTTAGTTCCTAAAGCAACCAACAAAACCCCTTGGAACTCCCAAGGGGTTTTTTAAAAAATGAATAACCCATCAATACGAAAAAAAACTTTTGACTCTATTAATGAAATCATGCGCAAGGATACAGCTAATAGCATTTTAAAATGTGTTGACAATTTCATTAGAGAAGATAGTGTTTGGTACATATGTACCAATTTAACACAATATACGGTCGATGATTGTATTAAAAATTCAGTTGGAGGATCGGTAGTAATAACTTGTATTAAAGAATTATTAAATCAAAAATGAATAAACTTGATCAAACAACAGAAGAGCATGATATTCTTCGCGATATTTGTCTTCGCATTTACTACGCTCGTATTGCCATGAGAGAAGATCTAGTAATCAAAGCATTATCAGAGATCGACAATTACTTTCGCGAGCCGAATTTAAATTAAAAAAATATGAGAGAATTAAAATTCCGAATCTGGGACAAGAAAAATAAAACTTTTATTTATGACTGGGATGCTTCACTTAAAAGTTTAGCAATCTCTTTAGCGGGTTTAGTTTATCATGGTGGGTATGATGATGTTTTGCCAGAAAATGATTATGACATCCAGCAATATACTGGAGCGGAGGATAAAAATGGAGTCTCAATTTATGAAGGCGACATTGTTAAATACTATTTTGACGATCCAAAAGCGAATTTCGTTGACTTGGTAGCATGGGAGCATTATGGTTGGAGGCTACTCCATTTTGATGGAACAGAAAGTAGTTCATGGCCATTTACTCCGCTCCCAACTATGGAAGTGGTTGGAAATATTTTAGAAAATAAAGAACTTTTAAATCTATGATCACAACAATTAAACAAATTCTTGAGCCTCATGCAGAAGCAATTAAAAATTGCGAGGGTATTTTTACTCCTAATAATCTTGATTTAGATTGTTATAACAATGGATTTTGTCTTTGGCTGGGTTGTGGTGAGAGCATAGAAATAGATTTTCCAGTGAATATTGAAAATGCATCTATGATTCAATCAGTCGTTAGAGATTTGGGTCGAGAAGTTACCCACACTTGGGCGCAACAATATTCAATTAATCCACAATATTAAATCAAACCATGATAACAACAATCAATAAACCATAAGAATATATATATTTGCCACCATGAAAGAAGAAACTGTAACAATTAGTAAAAAAGAATACGAAAGCCTCAAAGAAGACGCTCGCTGGCTTCAATGCCTTGAAAATGCTGGCGTTGATAATTGGCAAGGCATTGATTATGCATACGAAATCAAACGAAGAGAAGGAGAAGAAAATGAAAGAACCAAAAATTTGCTTAAGAAGTAAAAACTATAACATTAACGAAGCTCTCAAAATTTTAACTGATGAGTGGGTTGATGATGGTAATTATAGTGCTCAAACTGTCATTGATTTGAGAGATGCTCTCAAGTACTATATTAAAAAATGTAAGAAACTTGAACAACAAATTGCTGACGACTATTGGCCTGGAGCTTAATTATGATTCACACTGAAACAAAATTCGCATACCGCCACAAGCCAACAAACAAATGGGTTGCACTAGAGTCGTTCAATAATAATTCAGATGTTTATATGCGTCTCGTTGATAGATTCTTGCCTAAAGAAATGGCATACTATCATAAAAACGTCCTTAAAGAAGATCTAATGCGTAGCTACATGAAAAAAGAATACTATGCTGCTGAGAATATTCTTGAGTTTGAGCTTGTGAAAATCGAAGTAGAGTATAGAATTAAAAATGATTTAAAAAAATAATTCTCAACTAAACAAAATTCACCTTGACCAAAGAACATTTGCCCCTATATTAGAAGCCTTATGAAAATCCAAGCACTTGCTAACCCACTCGTTACTTCCAACAACATGGCTTCTTCCTCTATGGGAATGGATGCCGCTGGCGCAGATATGGCTACATTTTATCTTCGCGACAAGATCTACAGCGACAAAATCTTAGCTGTTGTTCGCGAATACGTTTGCAACGCTCTTGACGAACACAAGAAGCATAATATTTCTGTTCCTGTTGATTTCGGAATTCGCAACACTAACGAAGACTCTATGATCAACGAATTCTTTGTTCGTGATTATGCTGCTGGACTCAGCGAGTACGATATTCGTAACGTGTTTGGCATGTATTTCCGCAGCACCAAAAGCAATTCCAACAATCAAATTGGCGGTTTCGGTGTTGGCTCCAAAGCTGGTCACTGCTACACTGATACTTTTTATATTAAAAGTCATTTTAATAACGTTTGCACCATGTATGTTTGCGCTCTTGGCGGAGGCAGCACTGGAGTTCCAGTTGGTCAAATCCTAAAAGTGTCTGAATCACCAACTCTTGAGACTGGACTTGAAATCTCCTTGCAGATTAGCAATAAAGATTTAGTTACGTTCACTAACACATGCCGTAGCTTTGTTAATCTCTCTGCTTCACCAATTGTTTTCCACAATTTTCAAGAGCAGCATGTTCCTTTTGTTCCTGAGAATACCATTTCTCGTAATGGTTTTTCTTTCAGGGTTTTCAAAGTTGACCGTAGATTTACGACAGCAAACGATTTCATCGTAAAGATGGGAGACGTTTCTTACCTCAGTACAAACTTGAGTTCTTTCTTGAGCAAAACTTCGTCCCTCAACGACGATTTGATCATGATTGCTGACATTCCGATTGGCAAAATGTCCCTGCCAATCAGCCGCGAAAACTTTGAAAGCACTCCAAACAATCAGCGGGTCTTGGAAGATGTTCGCAAAGCTTTGGTCGAAATCTTTGAGGAAGATATTAAAAGCATCAAACCAATGAATCTCCAAGAACTCTTGGATGATCGCTTGAATCACAATCTCACTGGTAAAATTTTTAACATTAAAAAGCGCGATATTTACAAAGACGTTTATCCAGTAATAGTAAACATTGGAGCTTGCAACAGTTCCTCTTTTGAAAAGATCAATGGTAAGTATTTAGTCTCTCTTATTCCAAATAAAGAGTCCGCTAACTACTGGAAGCAAAAGCTCACAAAACAAGCTCTTGTTGACAATAAAAACTATTATTTTATCTGTGAGAGCTTTCACAACGATAATCGCCTTAATCACGAAAAACTTAATGAATTTTTTGTATTCAAGAAAGTCAAAAGCAAAGCCTTCAATCTTCAAAGCTCACCTAGAGCGCCAAAATCAGACCCATCTAAAGCTTATTACGGAGTCCGTCATCACATTGATACTTGGAGATCCAAATACGAGCGATTGACCGCTCTTCAGCTTCACAACAAAGCTCGCGTTAAGATGGGCTTGTCAGAAGCAGAAGATGAGCAGCAAGCTCAGAAGCAAATGTCAACGATTCAGTTTTCTGAGTTTCAAGAGCTTAACTACTTCACTATCGTTCACTCTCCTAGCGCAATGAGCGATATCGCTAGCTCTGGATGCAAGCAAATGTGCGATAATCTTTATAACTTGGGATGGTTCAAACAAGATTCTGCGGAGTATAACGCTCATGCAAAGAAGATCGCTGACCTTGTTACAAAACAAGCAGAGAGAAATGCTTCGTTGGACAAAAGCCAATTCAAGTTTTTAGAGTTATCTACTCAGGATAAACTGAAGCAAAGATTGATTAAAAAAGATAAATATATCAAATGCTACGCGGAAAAGATTAAACGTATTGAGTCAGAAAACAGTTTGCGCTCCCGCATGTTGCAACTACTCAAGAACGGTTCTTCCTATGCTTTCTACAATCCGCCAAAGATTTCTCGTAGCGAACTTCGCAAAATTTTAAATCTCAAATAACAAAAACCCCTTGACAGTAAACCAAAAAACAGTATAATATAAGTCTTATGCAATATATCTTAAATAACAACGGCATCGTTCTCTTCATCGACAACAAACCACTCAAGTTTGAGCGCGGCTCAATGCAATACGCTAAAATCCTTGAGAAGTTTGACCTGCCAGAAGCAGAGCAAGATGCGGCGATTCGTGAAGTTATCCAAAAAACCAGCCCAAATGCTGAAAAAAATGGATTTAAAATCTCTCCTGAGTCAGTCTCCTACTTGGGCGAAGAACTTCCCAAATCGCTGGCAGACAAAGTTCGCGCCATTCATGAAGAAGGTTTGCCACTTTCATTGTTTGAAAAGTTCTGGCAGAATCTCCAGCTTAACCCATCGTCTTCCAGTGTGCGCGAACTCTATGAGTTCTTAGAATACAAGGAGCTTCCTTTGACAGAAGATGGTTGTTTCCTTGCTTATAAGGGTTTGGACAGTAACTTTTGGAGCATCAGCGGCAACAAAGAAACCAAAGTTATCAGCGGTGAAGTCAACTCTTCAGGAAAGATCTTTAACGGAGTTGGAGAAAAGATCGAAGTTCGTCGCTGGGATGTTGACGATAACAGAGCCAATCACTGCTCGTTTGGTCTTCACGTTGGCAGTCTTGATTACGCTCGCGGTTTCTCTCAGGGAACAGTGGTTGTTGTTAAGGTTAATCCTAAAGACGTTGTGAGCGTTCCAAGCGATTGTAAGTGTCAGAAGTGCCGAGTCTCAGCATACGAAGTTGCAAGCGTCTTTGAGCAGGAAATTACAGCGCCAGTTGTTGACGCTGATAACAATCCAATCGAGGACGAGAGCAATGCTAGCCGTTCGGAATTTATTGATCGTGTTGCAAAATACTTGAATACTAAAGCTGAAAAAGGTTTTGATCAAGTTTCCGTTCGCTCGATTCAAAACTCATTCTCGCCAGAGTATCCAGACCTCAACCGAGTGCTTGATGCTATTGATTCTCTTGGTCATTTCTGGGTAGATAGCGAAGACGGAAAGATTGTTCTTCTTTCGGATGACGGATATTCCGACTATCTGTAAGAGTTTATAATCAATAAAAAATGGGAGCCAAGTTTAACGCTTGGCTCCTTTTTGTGTACATTTTTAGACATACTTGGTGTATATAATTGATATGGCGATTTCTTCGACCCCACAAACATATCAAGGCATGGCTGTTGGAGCCTTTGGTTCAACTATTATTCAAGGCACATCTGTTGTGACTGGAAATTGGATAGCAGTCAGAAGTTTGGATGTGAATTTTACATTTGATGCTGGAACTAAAACGTCAAACGTAGAAAATGATTCTTATCTTAACGGTAAAACATTCACTCATCCTGCCGAGATAGTTGGAAACTTTACTGGTATTCAGTTATCAGCGGGAGCATGTATTGCAATCAAAGCTGTTTAAAAAATGATTAAAATA